ATTGCGTTGATCGGTGTGGGTCAGCTCATCAAGGGTGAAGTTTGGGGATAAGTTCATTTCATGCTCCTCATGGTTTCGTATTGGTCGATGCAGGCGTTGAGATTGCGGATGGCTTGGTCGCCTCTGCTGGTGATGTCGACAAGAGCTTGAGCAACTCGTCCGTCAAGTTCGGCTGTTGTTTCTGTATCTCTGCTGGCAGGGGCGGTATCTGTGGCGGCTTGTAAGGCGCACTGGGGGGCTTTGACAGCAACCCGCAGGCTGAGAGCACCAGTGGCAATATCATCACGCAAACGGGTCTCTTTAATCTTTGCAACATGGTTTGCCTTTCGTAGTGTCTCTGCATAAGTCTGCGCTACCTTTGCCATCGTTTGCTCAGTTTCCCTTGCCTTGGTATTCAGGGCCGCAATCTCTAATTGTTGGCGTTCATACTCATTCAATTCACCAGCGAAGTACCCAACGCCAAAGCTACTCAGCACCGTCATGATGATGCCAAGAATTACCCAAGGGTTAAACAAACTCATGGCTTGGGCGACTCATCGTTGTCAGTAGCTTCAGCCTTGGCGGTTGCATTGGCAATAGCTTTGACACCAGAACGACCAGCTACACCACCAAGAACGCCAGTAATGAACACCATGATGGTGCTGATTTGTTGGGTATAAACCTTGTCGATTGCCGCCATTGCGCCATTCATGGGCTGAGTAACAAAAGAGACTGAGTACAGAAACATACCCATTGAGGCCAACAGAATGGTCACCAAGACCACGATAACGAATGCCCATACCCTGACTTCAATCTCGTCTGCGGTCAGGCGGTTGGTTGTTTTATAGGCAACAGTAGGCATCATTTTTTCTCCTGTTCAAGTTTGATTAACTGGTCTGGGCAAGTGCCAGTGGCAGTGCAGATTGGAGGTTTGCAATCAGCAAGTTCCCAATTTTTAGGGTCTTGGCATGGGTAGCGAAAACGGTCTTCGCACCCGATCAAATACAGGGTTATCAGAAATAGTATCGCTAGGCTTCTTTTCACGTCTTTCCCTTTCGATTTCACGCCTTAACCGTTCAACTTTTTCCAGTTGTATTTTGACCTCTTGCTTTGTCTCCAGTATGTCCACATACAAAAACCCAAGCAAAGGCAATAACAACCCGATCAGCACACAGCTAAAAATCCAGCCCATCATATCTGCCGCCAGCGACTTAACAGGAGGAGCCACAACCACAGGTACAGGAGGAATATAGTAGTCGCTATTACTGCCGCCAGCTTTAGCTGGAGGTTTCTTTCCTCTTGCCGCCGTTGCCATCGCATTTGCCTCTCTTGCGCTTCTTTTGCAAGTCTAGCTTTTTCCTGTTCGCCTTGTATGACATCACGCATCTTGTGGACTTCTGAGTACAGTGCGCCCATTTCTTTGGGCGATTGGTACACCATCGTCTCCCTAATTGTCACAACCAATCTATCCATCTCCTGCTGTGCCATGACCCGCTTAAGTGCCGCTTCCATTAAGTTTTGATCTGGGTCATAAACTGTCAGGCTTTTCTCTTCCTCTTCTCTGATGTGTGCCGCCAACTGCTCTTGCAGTCTGAAAAACTCCGTCAGATTTTTAACAATGTCGATTTTGACTTGCGTTTCGTCAACTGCGACATAGGTTGACTTCTTTTTCGCCACAGGCTTTGACGTTTGGGGCTTGGGTCTGAAAAACGCAAGTAATTGACCCCAAAAGCCATGCATCTCTTTGCCAATGGCGATAACCTCATCAGCAGTCTGCTTAATCTCAACAAAAGATTCTTTTGCCTGTTTGTACAGCTCACACCCAGCTTGTATTTGCTTAACAAGTCCTGCGGCAAGCAGACAAATGCTGATCGGGTCAATTTACAGCCCCAGTATTTTTTTGACCAACTCACCAGCAAAGCCTGGCCCCAGCAACACAGCCGCAATCACCACATAAAGCAAATACTCAATGCGGGTCATGCGTTGTGAACCCGAGACAAACGACTTTTCGATAGCGGCGTATCTTTCAGCGCAAACCGCCTCATGTACCGCCAGCCGTGTGTCGGTATCCTCGGCCATTACATACCCTCGCCCTGCACAATGTAAACCGTAGAGGCGGCAGATGCCAAGCCACTGAAGAATGATGCACGCCCAAAGCGCAAGACTTCAACAGCACCAGGCACTAGCACGATGGCCGATGATGGTGTGCCAGCAACAGGCGCAACAGCATTAGCCGTAGCGATTGCCGCAGTTGGACCATAACCCAAAAACACGGTGTTTAAGCTGGAGTTAATAATGCGATATTGCCCTGTGCCTTGTGCATCAAAACGTGCGTCAACCAGTGCTTGAACGCCTGTGGGCGCACTAGCCGCCGCAGGAATAACAACGGTTTTGCCAAGTGGGGCAAATGCAATTTGTGAGTTTGTTGACATAATTATTCCTTTGGATAACGTGATTTAATTTCAGCAACTTTGGCTTGCCATTCTTCTATTGTGGCTTCGCCCCGTTGTGCTTTGAAGAACAATGGGTCGGCTTCTGCAATGTATGCGGCTCTTCTGTTTTCTGTCGCAATACGGGCTGGTTCTAGCGCGGTCAGTCTGGCTAGCTCTGCTTTTATCTCAGCGTCAGTTGGCTGACCCTGTTCTGTGTCGTGCCAAATAATTACATCGTTTGATATTGACCATTGCGCGTCAGGTCGTAACGATTGAAGAGCGTTTATTTTTGTAATCATCCAACAATCTCCATGAGTGTTAAAAAGCCGTTATTTGCGGTTCCTGTTGAAGAAGCATTGCTTACTTGATGTTGAATTTTGTAAGTTACCGCAGAAGTTGTGTTTGGGGCATCTAAAATACTGAATGTCATTGCTCCACTGATTTGTAATCCGCCACCAGCAGAGGCCGCAGATTGTTGCATTCCAGCCAACACTGTTGCACTTCGCAACACTTGGTGATAATAAATAACATTGGTTGCTGCAACAAGTGTATTTGAACCAAACGATGTCCACAACACCAAGATTTTATTAGCCGTGCTTGATGGCGTAATGGTTACGGCTGCATTTGTAATATCAACAAAACTTGTACTCGTTGTACTTCCCGACACAGCCGATGAGTTTTGAACCACTTGCAACACATTACCAGCACGATTTAATCTGTCGATGGTTCCAGATGCGTCTGGAATGGTCAGTGCTATATTGCTTGTAATTGCAGACGGGGCAATGATGTCAACATAGTTTGTGCCGTTATCTGTGTCTTCAAAAAGACGAACCGCAGATGCCGCAGCCGAATTGGCAGAGATTTGCAGCAATCCAGAAACAAGTCTAGCGGCCTCAACTCCACCAACAGACAATCCAATAGTGTCACCAGAAGGGAAAAAGATACCTGTGTTGGTGTCGCCCGTGGGGGCAATGGCCGGAGTGCCGACTGCGCCCGCATTGACAATGACTTGGCCCGTTCCTTTTGCCACAAGTTGAACGTTTATATTTGCATCTGTACCATCTGCCGTAATGCTGTTGTTTGTAATCGTTAAACCAGATGCAAGATTGCTCGTCTCATAAGTCGGCCCAGATGCAGTTCCTGTAAAGGTTACGTTGACACCGTTTAGATCAGCTCCACCCTCCACACGCTGCCAGACTGCACCGTTAAACACAATCCAATCACCGATACCCCAGTTTGAAATGCCGTTGATGTTTGTTGTGCCGGCAATAGAGACAACGTAATAGTCACCTTTAGTGCCAACGCTCGACACAATCGTAGGTGTGTTTGCAAAGGCATCCCATGTGCCTTTGTAATTCAAAGCACCGATTGCATTGGTAATTGAAGAAACACTTTTTAACATAATTTTTCCTTCTCTTTAATTTGTTTTCGGTACGCTTCTTTTACTGGTTCCGGCAGTTCATCCCAATTAAATTTGTTCATTTGTACCACCTTCTTTTTTCAATTCATCAATCGCATTTTCTAGTTTTGCAATACGCTGTTCTTGTTTTTTTATAACATCTAATAAAAGCACAGCAATACGGTCGTACTGAACACCATTAGGAATCAACTTGGCATCTTCGGCTGGTTTGGATGTTCCATCTTTGTCTTCAACATATTCGTCATATTTCCAATGCACCAACCTTGGATCAATTTCGGCAACTTCCTCGGCAATCAATCCATACCATGACCAATCGGCACGGTCGACTTCAGTTTTGCTTCGATACCAAACAGGTCGCAATTTAAAAACATTATCGGAATATTGCGAATCAACGCTTTCAATGTCTTTTTTGTACCGTGACGATGAAGACGAATAATAGAGAATGTAACTGCCATCCAAATGCGCGTTTGCAGCATTTACTGTTGTTGCCAAAGATACAAATCTTGGCGCACCAGCGTTAGTGCTTTCAATGACGTTGTTATACGTGCCATTGTTGTAATTTCTCATGCGGAAATTTGCAATGCTTGTGCTGCTAGTTACCGCATCCAAATGCGTAAAACCACCCACATCCGCTGTCAGATACAAGCCATACAGATTTGCCGTTCCGCTTGGTGCTGCAAACCCACCATCCCTAACATAAACGCCGGAAAATAATGCATTTGCATTTGTTGAAATTGCGTGTCTGCGAACAATATTATTGTCAATACTGTTTACAGTTCCAATAAATGTTAAATTCTCAGCCGTTGCATCACTTGCAATTGCCCCACAAGCAGGGGAGGAAATATTGACCAACTGACATTGAC